CGGCCGCGTGCGATGCCATCGAGGCCGTGCAATGGGAGGAGCCATGATGCGCGCGCTCGCAATCGTGTGCGCCGTGCTCGCCGGGTGCTCGACGGCCACGGAGAAGATCGCGCGATCCTCGAACGAGATCGGCACGCTCGCGAGGTCGAGCGGCCGTCGGTTCGAGACGATCCACGAGGAGACCTGGAAGCCGGATCCGTCGATCCCGGTGATCCGCACGCAAGCCGAGGGGGGCATCGTGGAGCAAGAACAGATCCTCGGGCTTGTCGATGCCGTTCAGGTCTACCTGATGGGCACGACGAATATCACTCCGTGGTGGGCCGAGGTCGTGACCTACGCGCTCCTCGCGCTATCGATCTCTGGCGTGGCGTTCCTCGTGTGGCACTTGGGCCTCGGGAAGTTCATCCGGGGATGGCTCGGCCTCATCACGCCGGCCGAGCGTCGCAACGCCGAACTCGCGGCCGAACTCATCGAGGTCGGCGGCGACGATGCGCGCGCTCGAGTGTGGCAGATGCGCGAGCGCGATAGGATGTTCGACGAGGCTTTCCGGCGCACCGCGCCACCTCAACCTGTCCGGAAAAATCGAAAGAAGGGATCTACACATGGTGCTCGCAAGCGTTGAATCGTTCCTCGGCTCGGTCTGGGCGTGCGGTCTTTGCCTCGTGGCCGGCTTTATCGTCGGACATTTTGGCCTGCTGTCCAAGTGGCTCAAGAAGTAAACCCATGCTGAACCCGTCGCGGGCGTGCTGCTGCGTCGCTTCGCCGTGCTCATGTGATCCGGTCACTTCGAGCTACAACCCCGTCGGCGGTTCGCAGTTCATCTATGAGATCGCCTTTCCCGGCAGTACGGGGAAGGTGCAGGTGAACTCTCGATGCAACGATGTGCAAGTGGTCGTTGAAGATGTGGTCGGCGGAATCGGGCCGGACAATGAGATCAATGGTCTGTATTGCGCTAGGGGGGAGTTTCAGGAATCCACAAAGCCATGTACGAGCGGTGGTGTTGGTGGATGTGTTTCCGGCGCGCCGTACAACTACTGCGAGGAGGACACGCTCACCATCCTCACGGCAGCGAGTGCGTACATCCTAGACATCGGAGTCGAGCAGGAGACTACGACCTGTGGTTTTGATTTGACCAATCAGACCGCTCTGTGGATCTGGGCGAACCTCGTGCCGTATCCGAACTACTGCGCGTATCCGACCGAGCACGCTTGCTCGCCCGGAAACACATTCCCTTGCATCGCAACCACGGACACGGCGAAGTGTCGAATCCTCGTGGGCGATGGTGGCGGTGTGCAGTTCTACGGCGGGCCATCATGTCATCCGTGGCAGATCCAGTTCGTGGCCGTTCAAGGCGGACTATCGGTAGGAGATACTTACTCGACGGCCGGAACCCTTCGGTTCACCTGGGCGGGTGGCTCCGGTTCGGGATGGGTCGCATCGCTGACCTCGAGCAGCAACGGCCCGACCGGAAGTCCGACGATCAACACGGCGCAATGCGTGTACCGCCATCGCACGCGCGCGTCGAACGCCTGCGCGTCGGCGGATGGAACTAGTGGAGGATGTACCGGATCTACGATGCTCGCGCAGACCGGATGCGGCGCGTGTAATACCTCGTGCTGCTGTCAGACCGAGGTGCAGATACAGTTCACCGTCTGGGCGCAGTACTACACCCGAGGATGGACTGACCAGAACACGCTGGGCAACCTCGGCGGGCCGTTCAACATTTCAAACACGATCACCGCGTACTACCGTGGATGTCACGACCCGAGGCTCTACTCGACCTCGACGAGCGCGGGATCATCGCGAGTTCTGACTCTCGATCGAGCTACGATCACGATGTCGAGTACCGCGCTCATCTCGGCCATTCAATACCGCAAGGCTCCAGGTACTGCCCCAGAGGATGGCATTGATTGCATCGGTTGGAATCTCTACTCGGAGACCAATCCGTCTAGCGTCTACTCACTCTCTACTGTGGTCGATACCACGGAGTGCACCTGCACGACTGGGGGCGGATGCAACGCGATCACCGCCGAGGCCGCTATTGCGCGCGGAGTGCCGGCAAGTATCACGATCACGAGGATCACACCATGAGCGAGACCTATCGATGGAAGCGCGGGGACGCAGATGCGACTCCCTCGATCGCCGACCTCGCGCGCGGGGCCGTCGGCGTGGCGAAGGCCGCGCTCGGGCGCGACCGCGCTCCCGAGGACGCGATCACCGCGCGATGGGACTCGTGCCTCGCGTGCGAGAAGCACGACCGGGGCGTGTGCACCGCCTGCGGATGCTTCGTCGGCGCGAAGATCCGGCTCGCGAGCGCGGTGTGCCCAGAGGCGCGTTGGGTGGCCGTGACGGTCGCCGGCGCGGAGCCGACCGACCCGCCGAAGAAGCGCGGATGCTGCGGCAAGCGCGGCGCATAACCTTGTGGATAAGTGGCAACGGTTGCCACCTCCGATAACTCCGTGCGCGTAAGTCCCGCTCCCGTGGATACTTGCGCGAGCCGATAGAATATCTTGGATATCCTATTGACTCGCTGCAAATCGAGCCGATACTAGGTGCGTTGGGAATGGATCCCGACGAAAGGAACCGAACCGTGAACCAGTCAATCGAAACGATCATTAGGAACGCATTGTTCACCGAAGGCGTGCGCGTCGCCCCTGCGAACTTTGGGACTTACACGCGCTGGTACATCACACGCGGTAACGCGGGATTCAACGGGCCGATCAATAACGGCGAAGGCTATGCGAGCCAAAAAGAAGCGATGAATGCGATCGCTCGCTTCGAGAAGAGCGCGGCGATCAAGCGAGCAAAGATCCGTGCGATGATCGAGGGAGGCCGCGCGTGAGCCAGACCTACACCTATCACGATGCCGTGGATCGCCTCACCGATCTCGATCTCCCGATTCACCTCGCCGAAATGGACGGGTGCAACGAGCAGGAGCACTACGAGTGGATCTGCAACGCTAGCACCGATGAGATTCTGGACTGGGCATCATGGATGGATGTCCTGACCACGAACGGAGGCCGCGCGTGAGCGACCACATCCGCCGCAAGGTTTGGGCCGAGCTGAAGCGACGCTACGCGCAGGAACACGCCCCAGTCGATGCAACAATCGAGCATCTCGACGGCCGCGTGGAGATCGTGCGGTTCGATGGCAAGCAGTACACGCACGAACTCGGCAACTACCGTTGGACGGCCGAAGAGATCGGGGGCCGCGCGTGAGTTACCTCCCGCACGAAGCCGAGGTCGAGGCATCCCGCACGATCCTCGCCCACATCGACCCGAAGCACATCGAGCCGGACTCGGATGCGTTCGACGATGCCCTCGCGCATATGTTCTCCTCGTGCCGCTCGTCGGCCGATGTGTACGGGATCGTCGAGGAGACCGGGATGCTCGAGGTGCGCGCGGCGTACTCGATCACGGGGCAACCGATGATCGTCGATCTCACCGACCTCGTGATCCTTGAGGAGGTTGACGAATGATCGCCGCCCTCCTCGCCGCCGCGCTCGTCGTGCCACCTCCCGCCAGCACGGACACCCGCCGAATCCTCGACGCGCTCCGCCAGGTTGAAACTGGCGGCTCGCGCGACCCAGACCGCGCCGTCGGCGACGATGGCCGCGCGCTCGGCGCGTACCAGATCCACCGCGTGTACTGGCTCGATGCCGTCGAGCACGAGCCGAGCCTTCGCGCTCGCGGCTACGAGGCCGTCACCGACCGCGCCTACGCCGAACGCGTCGTGCTCGCGTATCTCTCGCGCTACGCGAGGGACTGGTCGATCGACACCATCGCACGGATCCACAATGGAGGGCCACGGGGCGCAACCGGAACGCGCCGGAGAGCCACGGACGGCTACGCGGCCAAGGCCGCGAAGGAGTACGCACGATGCGGTACTTGAGCGTGTGCAGCGGCATCGAGGCCGCGAGCGTGGCCTGGCATCACCTCGGGTGGGAGCCAGTTGGCTTCTCGGAGATCGAACCCTTCCCGGCGGCGGTGCTAGCGCATCGCTTCCCCAACATTCCCAACTTCGGAGACATGACGCAGCATGAGCAATGGCCACTTCGACCCGGATCAATCGACCTTCTCGTGGGCGGAACGCCATGCCAGTCATATTCAGTCGCGGGGTTGCGGCAAGGACTCGCAGATCCGCGAGGGAGCCTCATGCTCACCTACTTGGCAATCGCTGATCGCCTGCGCCCACGATGGCTCGTGTGGGAAAATGTCCCCGGTGTTCTGTCGAGCGGGGGAGGACGGGATTTTGGCACCTTCCTCGGGGCGTTGGGGAACCTCGGGTATGGGTGGGCCTACCGGGTGCTTGACGCTCAATACATCCGAGTGGGGAGATGGCCCAGAGCCGTCCCGCAACGCCGCCGCAGGGTCTTCGTCGTTGGTCGCCTCATTGAGCGATGTGCTCGAGACTGGGCCGCTCCCGGAGAAGTACTCGCTCTCGCCGAGGGCTTGCAGGGGTATCTGCGCTCGCGCCGAGCGAAGGGGAAAGGCTTTGCCGCCGATGCTGAAGTCGGCTCTGGAAGCGGTTGCTGCGGGACAGTCAGCAGCAAGTGGGCCAAGGGAACCGGAGGGCCGGCAGGAGACGAGTGCTACAACCTGATCGCGCAGCCGACTACCGTGCGATCTAGTGCTATCGGTGAGTTCGTGCAAGATGATGTTGGAGGAATCTTGCGAGCTAGTGGCGGTGATTGCGGGGCAGGCAGCGAGTCTTTGGTAGTGCAGCCTGTTGCATCAACGCTCGGCACTCGTGGCCTGCGGTCGCACACCGAGCTAGATGGGCACGGTGCGTACATCCCGGTGGCGCAGCCCGTCCCGTTCACGAAGGCGAAGCGAGCCCAGTCAACGAGCGACGATGAGACATGGGTGCAAGGCCAGGTGAACCCGACGCTGTCGCTGTTTGACCAAGGCGACACGCGGGCGACTACGGTGGCGGTGGCGTTTCACCCGACGCAGGATCCCATCAGCAGCACGGACGGATCGACCCATTGCATGGGGACTGGCAGCAGCCGTGGCGATGCGACTATCGCGGTGGCGCAGTCGATGACCGTACGCCGTCTCACGCCTCGCGAGTGCGAGAGACTTCAAGGTTTCCCGGATGACTGGACGATGATCCCGTACCGCGGGAAGCCTCCCGAGCAATGCCCGGACGGCCCACGGTACAAGGCACTCGGGAACTCGATGGCCTGCAACTGCATGGCATGGATCGGCGAGCGTATCGCCGCCTATGAGAATCACAACCCCTAACCAGAAGGAGCACCACATGACCTACGAGCAGCGTGAGAACACCGGAGCACTATTCCGCAACGACAAGAAGCAACCCGGCGAACGCACGCCGGACTATCGCGGCGACGCGATGGTCAACGGGGTGAAGGTCGAGATCGCCGCATGGGTGAAGGAGTCCGCGAGCGGCAAGAAGTTCCTCTCGCTCAAGTTCCAAGAGCCGCGCGAGCGCGATGCCGCACCGAAGGCCGCGCCTGCGCCGATCCCCGAGGCCGACTTCCCATTCTGACGAGGAGCGCACGATGAACAAGGCAGAACTACTCCGCGAGGCTCTCCGCATCGTCGAGGAGCGCGGCGACTCGTACGGCCCTCCAGCGCGGCACTTCGCGCGCACGGTCGGCGCGATCAACGCCGTGCTCGGCCACAAACTCGCCGCGCCGCTCACGCCTGCGGACTGGGCCACCATGATGATCCTCGACAAGTTGGCGCGCGAGCAGCACACGCCGAGGGCCGACAACCCGCTCGACATCGCCGGGTACGCGGCGTGCCTCGCCGAGTGCCGCGAGGAGGCCGATCCGATCGGCGGCGAGGTCGGGGACGAGTGGACGGAGCGCGCCTTCACGCTGCTCTCCTCGATGGAGTCCCTCGTGCGCGAGGCCAGGTCGATCCCGTGCGAAGTGGAGGCGAGGCGATGAGCAGCAGCGAACTCCAAGCCGCACTCCTCGCGCTCGACGAGATCACGGC